TTTTATCACTAGATATAATTTTATTTTTATACTCTTTAGTTATACCTTCTAAAAATAAACTTACACTATTATCTATCTCATTTATTTTCTTCTCTAAAATATTATCAATATTTTTTTTACTAAAATTATCAACCCCATTAAGTTCAGATTGAAGGACTGTAAATTTTTCATCTAGCTCATTAGATATTTTTTCTAACTTATCTTCAATTATTACTTTTTTTTTATCTTCTAACTTTTCAAAAAATAAATCTAATTTATTAGAAATATCATCTTTTAAAGATACAATTTTTTCTTCAAATTGTTCTTCTAGTTCATGTAAAAAAACTAACTTATTATTAACATGATGTTCAATTATATTTTCATAATTTACTTCTATATTATTAGATTTTTCTTCTTCATTAATAATAGGTTCTAATTCATCCTGCATAATTTCACTTGGTGATTTATTATCAGGTATAGTTCTTATAAAATATATATTTTCTTTATTTAATTCTACATAAGTTGAACCATTATCTACTAAAATAGCTTCAGCTGAATATTTTTTACCCTTAATGTTAACTTCTAGTAATACTTTAGGACCTAAATCTGACTCTCCAACTTTTTCTAATATTAGTTTTTCATTATTAATAACACATTCGTAAACATCAAAAAATAATTCTCTTTTAGAATTTATTGAAATAATATTTTCTTCAATAGTATCTGAATATTTTAAATCTATTTCAATATTATTTACTTTGCATGTTAAAGACATATAAGGATATTTATATAAAAAATTAATTTTTTCAATTATATGTTAAGTTCTTTCTCAGTAAGTATTAAAAATTTATATCCTTTCTTTTTAGCCCACTCGTTTGCAGCTTTCCACTTAGCAGTATTTTGAATATACATTTTTTGCTCATATAAAATAGTTTTTTTCTTTTTAAATTTTGTCTTTATCGGTCTTTTAGTTTGCTTACTTGGTTTTATTTCTATAATAAATTTATTTTTATCTCCATTTTTATCTTTAAAAACTATAAAATTATCAACAAAATATCTATGAACTCTTGCATCTAACGGATTTAAATATGGTATGATAATATTTTCACTACCCCAAGCTAAAATATTTTCATTTAAATCAGCCCATCTAAAAAATTTCAATTCCCAACCTGAACGGTAGGTAGGGTTACCTTTACCGACATATTTTTGTGAATTTATAGGTTTAAAAATACCTTGTCTAAATCTTTTATCTTTTTTCATTAAGAAGTTTATAAATATAGTTATGACATTTGAAGAAAAAATCATTAAAAATAGTGAAATAAGACAAAGAAATTTAATGCGACCTGCTAAAATTGCATTTGAAAAACCTGATACTGGAGTTACTATTAATAAAAAAGGTGCTTATTATTTGATAAAAGACTCAGCTGATATTACAATTAAATATCTTCCCCTATTAACGTACGGTAGTTTTAAAAATCCAATAAAAGAATTAAAAGGCAAATTTACTCAATCCGAAATAATTGATTTTGTAGGTAGAGCAAAAGAAGAAAGCTATACTAATCAATTATTAAGTGTTATATTAACTGATATAGGGTGTACTCAACCTATAACTCAAATAGTAGATGATGATAAAACAGACGAGTTAGATTTAAGTTTTAGTGAAGACGAAGATGTATATGGTGATTATGAGACTGAAGAAGAAATAAAAGTAACAACATCTGAATCTAAAAGTGAGACTATAGATATTGAAGATGCAAGTATAGTTATTAAAAAACTAATTGAAGTTTTTGATGCAAAATAATTAACCAACAAAGAATAAAGGTGGGTCTGCATCGCCTTGTCCTGGAGCTGAACCTGTCATTAATTGTTGTTCTAATTTATCTTTTTCAGTTAAACCTTGACTCATTAAGTCACTAGCGTTTAAACTACCTCCTCCGAATAGAGTTACGTTACCGTATTTACCTCTTATATTAGCCACTGACATTTTAGTTAATGCTAATGCATATTGATAAACCCAAAGCTCTTTTAATATATCTCTTATTGGTCTTTCAACATAGCATGATACTACCCCATAAAATCTTATATTACTTTTAGATTTAGGCTGTGGAAACATTCTTAGTATTTGTGTTCTTTCATCAAAAGTATATGAACGTTTAATTGCTAACAATTTTTCTCTAGTTTCTAACCAATTCTTTAAAGTATACCAACTAACTAAATCAAAACCATAATTACCCATAGCATAACTGAAATATGTTTGCTGGGCTAAAGTTTGTTCAATTGTGAAGAGAGTATTAATACCAGTTGTAGAACCTTCTTCAAAATCTGTTACAGCTATAACTTTTCTATAATCCATTATATCATAATCAAAACTATTAATAAATGAATTAGTAGTATTATTTCTACCATCTGCAGAAGTTAAAGATCCTTGAACTGTAAAGCCTTGCTGTATCTTTTCTATAAATAAATCACCAATGCTAGATAATGTTTCACTATCTGAAAATTTAGTTAGTTCATTATAAAAATCAGAAGTAAATATATCATTAGCTGAAATACTTGTAAAGCTACCAGTTATATTATCATAGAAAGTAGATGATAAAGCTGATGATGATAAAAATAATGATCCGGGTATAGATGATGTAGCTACAAATACAGTATCTTTAACTATTTCTTTGGTAAAATCTTTATTAGGGGTATCTAATTCTTTCTGTTCTTTAAAAGTATCTGTACCTTGCAAAGTAAATAAATCGTCAATTTTAATTCCATAATCTTTTTGATACAAATCACTATCAAAAATTAAATACTCTTTAGTATATCCTGCAAATTTACTAAAGTATTCTAAAGATATACTTATATTTTCAAATAATTGATCTCTATGTATTTCAACATTAGCAAAAGGATAACCTAAAGTTCTTAAGATTCTATCACTTAACCTATTAAAATTATCAATTTTAGAGTTAAGATTAGTACTTTGAAACCCTGATATAGGAGCTATTTCACACTTCGACATACAATTATTTAATTAATTAGTTAACGGTTATAATAAATAATAATATATGCCTTTTGTAAATAAAAATAAATCTTATAGCTTTAATATTAATGTAACCACATCTTTAGTAGAATTATCCGCTTTTGAGGCAAGTGAAGTTTTAATTAATAATAAATCAGGTCAAGCTATTAATATTTTTGATAATGAAAGAAACGGTGCTGATCAAGCATTTCAATTAGATGATAATGATAGTATAGTTTTAAGAGGAATTACGAATACTAGTAATGTAAGTGCACAGACAACTTCAGGAAACGGTACTGTATATTTTAGATCTGCTTATTTTAGTAATCTTAATCAATTTTAATTAATGAATATACCTACTGTGCCTCAGCAAAATAGTCTTTCTTTTCAAGGTAAAGGCGTTGAAAAGCCTGGTACCGTGCCTATCAGTATAAACGTATGTGCAAGAATTCAAGGAGGAAGATCTAATAGACGAACAGGTTTTGCAGGTACACCAGCATTAGCAGATGGTTGTGTTAGTATAAGTACTAATAGTCCTGATACATCATATAAATGTATAGCAAATCTTACTTCTTTAGCTGCATATCAATTTGCTATTAAAATAACTGGTGATGATCAAAATTTAGATCCTCCTTCAATCGAAACAGGAGGATCTATTACATCACAAAAACATCCACCACATAACCAATATAATGGAGAAAGATGCGGATGTATAACTGTTACACCAAATAATACAGGTGATGTTTGCATTACAGTGAATCAATTTGACGACTCATAATAAATATTTTTATGTCTGAACCTTTATACAGTCAAGGCGATATTATTCAATGGAATAAAAATGCAGATATCACAAAAACTAATATTATGAGCGGTGCTATAATAGATTCAGGTATATATAGAACTCATGAAATTGACGGTGAGTTTATATATTGGATACAGAACCATACTGAAGTTCCTTGCACGTTAAAAGGTTCAGATATTATTGGTAAAATGTAATTAAACTTCAGGCTCTGGAGCAGGAGCTTCAGCTGCTACAGGTTCAGGAGCTCCTAAATCAGCAGGTCCCCCTCCGAAGTCGGGTGGTGTCTCAGGACTAATTCCAGCCCCTAAACCAGGATCAGCAACCCCTGCATCAGGGGTATCAGTACTAGATGATAAACCATCTCTCCAATTAGGACCAGCTGATCCTATTTGTTGTAATTCCCATTGTAATTCAGCATCTTTACGTAAGAACTCTCTATTAGCTTTTAAATCTACATCATTCCAACCAAGATAACGTTTCTGTGCATATGTTGCTGCAATAAATTCATTAGAAGCTAAAGCATTAAAGTTTGTAGCTTTAAGTTCTAACTTCTGACTCTCTCTTAATTCATAAAAATTAGTAGGTACATTAAACTCTAAATGTAAATTATTAGCTTTTAAATCATAGTCATCAAACATACCTTTAAGTTTTAAATGTGTAATGAACCCATTTTTAAGACCTGATGCAAACTGCTGCTGCATTCTAATTATAAATTTAGCAAACTTTAATTCTTCTCTTAAAATACTTTGACTATCATCAAATGTTGATTCTGGATTTAATCTATTAGTTGGTACTTTTAATGCTTTGTATAATTTATTAACAAAATACATTAAGTCAGCTAACTCACCTAAGTTAGCACCACCTTGTAGTTGCGTAACTGATGTACCTTCTGAACCTGCTCTCTTAGCAAACCAGAAAGAATCAAGCATAGATTGAGGGTTAAATTTTTGAACTTGACCAGATTGATTAGTATCAAATGTCTTTTTACTCCAATATTCTTGTATTAGCTTTCTTAAATATGCTTCTGCTTTAGGTGGAGCCATATTACCGACATCAACATTGAAGACTAGACGTTCTGGTGCACGAACTAGTCTATATATTACTATAGCATCTTCTACTAACGATAACTGACGATATGCTCTTCTAGCATTTTCAATAAAAGGTAATCTAAAGGTTTTATCTTGATTCCATATACCTGAATTTATATATGAGACTTGATTATCGTCCATTGGTATAAAATCAAACTTATCTATTTTTTCAGGTTTATTAGGATCAAAAATTGGTTTACGTAAAATATAACCTTTAATAATCATATTTTGAATATTATCATAAATAGGATCTATTAAGTCACCTGGCAATAAAACTGCACCAAGGATACCATCAGAGGTATAACCTTGATGTATAATATGTTCGAAATATATTTCTCCTTCAATTAATAACTGTCTAAAATATTCAAAACCTTTTTTATCTAAGTTAAAATAGTCTATGTATTTTTCAAACTCATCTTTAATATCTTGTTGCTTTTCTTCATCAATTTCTGTATTTCTAAAATTTAAATGAACTATATTACCATTTTCATCTTTATTAACACATTCATCACATATTTCATCTAAAGCATCGCTTATTTCAGAAAAAGCAGCCATTATTCGATAGTCTCTTAATCTACCGCCTTTATTTTCTTCTACATTTGCATATACCAATGCACTGTAATTACCATCAACACTTACTTGACCAGCCCCTGTATTATTAAAATCATTGTTATAAAAGATAGAGTTTTTAGCCAAAGCCTCAACTCTTCTCATACCAGTATCTTGAAAGGTATCATACTTAGGATTTAAATCACCTAACACCTTATTAAAATCTACAGACTGGTAAGGTAATTTATTAACTAAATTTTTTAAAAAACCAGATTGAGGTCTATTATTATTTTGATCAGCCATTATTATTATTTAATACTTATTTTAATGTTATCTATATGATTAATAATTTGATATTGTAATTAAACCATTATCTCTTTGATCTTTAGTAAAATCTATATAGAAGAAATTGCCTAATCTTAAAGGGTTAAATATAATAGTCTCACCAACATCGACTCCATTATTGGTAACATTATCAGGTTGATCATTATTACCTAAAGTTGGGCTAGTTTTAACCATAAATGGGTGACCTGATAATCCTAATGTTAAAGAGGGTACCCCTTCAACTCTCTTACCTATATTCTTTATTTTAATAACATCTCCTATTTTAAAATTTAACGTTCTATTAGTACCTTTTGATTCAAATAAATCTCCGTTTCGATCAGAACCGAAAAATCTAAAAGCTGTACCATGGTCAGTATCAGCATTTCCATCAACAAATTGTGCACTTATTGAAAAAGTATCACCATACGTAGCTGGAGCTTCATCATATGTACTAATGTAATCTATTCTATTTTTCGGTGCATTAATTTTTATAAATATACTACTCAATGATGGTATCCTACCGCTTATAGTATCCATATAAGAATAGTCTGAAAAATCATAACCTGCTTTATTTAAAGGTATAAATCTTAAATCTCCTGCAGAAATCGGTGGACTATTTAAAATAATAGTATTGTCGTTTATTATAGTAAAAGGTATAGATTCACCTGAAACTGGTCCCTGCCTATCAAATGTAGAAATAGAAGTAAGATTTTTATATACAGATGTATTATTAGTACTAAATAATACAGTTTCAGTATTTGCAAAACCTTCTCCGTTTAAGATAATATTAGCTGAAGTGCCTGATGAAATAGTAACGTTTTCTTGTAATAATATACCACTATAAAATATATCAGTAATGAAAGGTGAACCTGATAATTCAAAACTTTCTACTCTTTTTTCCAAGTTAGTAGAAGTGGGAAAAGAATATGTATTACCTGATAAAGTTTCAAAATTATCATAATATTGCAATTTGGTTTCATTATAAAAGTTTTGATCTACAAAGAATATATTACCTGACGGGTCATCTACATCCTTAAACAACCAACCTTTAATAGTAAAAGAAGTATCAGCAGTTACTCTTGCTTTTTGAGCTGCAGCAATGTCGGTAGGGTAGTTCATGCTTACATCTCCATTCCATAATACTTCACTTCTAATTTCTTGATCAACACTTATTTTAAATTTTTCTGGAACTTTCCAAGATATAACTACGTATGGGTTACAAAAAGGAACAAAATTACTTATTATTTGATCCATATCAGTCTGAAATCTAGTTAATATTGATACTGATAAAGATATATTAATAGGTACAGGGGCTTTTAAATGCCTAGATACAGTTTCATCCCCTACATTTCCTTGATAATAAAATCCGTCTAATTTATTAAAAACTCTAGAATTGTCTCTAGAAATATTATTTACATTAACTGATACTACAGGTAAGGTAAGAGTTTTATTTTCATTAACTAAATCATATAAAACTCTTTGCTTTGGAGCATAAACATACCTGACGTTAATTTTATCTCTTTCAACTCTATCTTTATTAAATCGACCTATAACTATATCATCAAACGCAGCAACAAACTGCGTTAACATATCTTTAATCTCAAAATAAAATGGTCTAGCCCTCACTTAATTATTTATCCCAAGGAAACACTAACCAGCGAGAAGTATGCAAAATATTACCAGAAATAGTATTTTTAAAAAATTCAGTTCCTTCTCTCTGGACTAAACTAACATATAATACATTAGTATCATCTATACCATATTCTGATAAAAGAATAGATTTTACTGCGGTAAAAGTTCGTCCACTATCATTTATATCATCTATAACTAATATTTTAGAATCTTTACTTATATTATTAGGTTTTTGATATACTATAGTTTCTTTATATTTACCTTGATCTTCTCTAGTACTAATACCTAAATTATGAAGATTAAGTATTCCTAATTTATAACTTAAAGTAGTAGCAGGAATTAAACCACCTCTACCTAAAGCAATAATAGTATCATATTTAGTAGATTTTCTTTTTAATTCATCACTTAAACAATCAAGTAAAAAATCTACATTATCCCAGGTTAGTTCTAATACGTCTGCCACATACTAATTATAGTATATGTATTAAAATAATCAAGACATTTGTTGTATTATAGAAGCATAAAGATCTAATTTACTTTTTAATATAGCCCCTGTTACATTTCTATTAACTAACTCATGGATATCTTTTTTTATATCATCCAATAATTTTTCTGCTTGACTACTATCTATTACACCAAAACCTTTTATAAGTATTTCTTCATCACCACTTATACCATTAGGAGTAAAAGGAGCTCCTTTTACTTTTGAGGCATTTGTTGTTGGAACGCTATATTTAACATATGATGGTTTACCTTGATCAGGGGTATACTTACCATAATTTTTATCATTATTTCTTTGCTGCATATAAGCAATAGCTGATTGGTTTAAGTTTTGCTCATAAAGATTAAAAATTTTACTTTGATCACTCATTATTATTATTATTTATAAGAAAATTTAATAAATATATATTAAATGAAAAAATCTATTTCTTACTTTCGCTCTGCATTAGATAATTTAAATTTTGCTACTTTCGTATTAGCAGGTTTAGGAGCGTTAGCCGCTTTATGGTTAAACAATCAATACGTTACTCAAGAAGTATATATTAAAGACCAAGAAATAATTAGATTAAAAATAGAAAGTCTTGAAACAGAGACACAAACTTTACGATTTATGGCTCTAGCAAACCAAACAGAAATTAGAGAGTTATTACCTTTAGTAGAAAAAATAGAAACATTAGTTAGCAATTTTATTACCCCAAATGGAGAAGTCATTATTACAGAGAGTATGAAAGAAATGGAAGTTGATATTGCTGAAATAAAGAAAGATATCGAGTATATGAAAGCTCGATTATGGCCTCAAGATTAAGAATATAATTCTAAATAGATCTTAGTATATTTTTCTTCAAACTCCCTAGCTTGTATTTCCATAGGATTTTTATAATATTTATTAGTACAATTTGCTGCATCTTTATCTGTATAATCTAATTTAGACTCTTTAACTTTATCTAAATTATCTTGAGCAAAATGACATAACTCATGAAAATAGGAACTTAAGTACCATTCTCTTTTTTTAGCTAAGGAACGTTTAAACGTTTTATTTCCTATTTCCATTTCATTACAACCAAAATAATAACCTGATGTATCACAATTTATAGTTTTAATTTGTAAATCATAGTTCCAGATCTTTCTCGTTACCTTATATTCATTTAATATAAAGTTTGTAAAACGTTCCAGTTCCTTAATCTTTATATTTACCGATTTAAAGAGTTCCTTTGCTTTACTATTAAACTTACATTCGACAATAATCATAATAATATTATATCACAGTTCCCATAAAAAAAGGTGTAACCGTTCCGGAAACACCTTTTTAATAAAAGTTATTATTTTTAAACGTAACCTAGATGGTATAATCTTCTAAGTGTAGG